GCCAAGGACTGGGTGGCCGACACCCTGGGTGCCGCTCTGATGAACCTGAACACCCTGGAGGGCAAGCTGCCCGAGGTTCTGGCGGGCATCTCCGCCCAGCGTGCCACCGTGATGGAGAACATCTCCGTCGCTGGCTGATTCCCCTGCCCCGGAGCCGCCCTTCACAGGGCGGCTCCTCTCCCCTCATCCCTTACCGCAAGGGGTACACCCCGGTGCGGCAACAAATCTGACTACATAAAAGGAGACATGAATCATGATTAAGGTCACTATCGGCAACAACGTCAAGCGTGAGAGCGTTATCATCGACGAGAACACCACCCTGCGCAGCGCCCTGGAGGCCAACGGCGTGGACTACGCCCGTGGCGTGATGCACCTGGACGGCAGCAGCCTGAACCCCGGCGACCTGGACAAGACCTTCGCCCAGCACGGCATCAAGGAGAAGTGCTTCCTGCTCAACGTCGTCAAGGCCGACAACGCCTGATTCTCCGCCGCCCGCCGCCCGGCGTTCGCCGGGCGGTGTCCATGGGAGAATGGTGGAATTGGTTAGACGCGGGAGCCTATAGGACTCCTGGAGGTGTGCGCACTCCTTGCTGGTTCGAGCCCAGCTTCTCCCACAATGAAAGTAAAATAAGTGAGGTGTTTCTATGTTCAAGGCGAATATCACACAGACGCCGTTCACAACGGACGCCGCCAATGCCTGTTTCCAGAACATCACAGGCCAGCCTTTTGGGTATGATGTCTCGTTCCTCGCCACGCTCCGTGCTCTTCTGGCACCTCGCATGGGCGAGGAAGACCGTATCAACCTGGTGTTTGGGTCGTCCAACTTCGAGGCCGGGGCTCTTCGCGGCGTCTCCGATGAGCGGGCGGTCAGCGCTATCTGCGGCAGCTACTATCTCTCCGACCGGGGTCAGCTCATTATCCACAGCCTGAAGGGCAACCAGGAGGGGAACGAAGCGAGCTTCGGTGCAATCGAAAAGAAGTTCACCTCTGTCTACGATGGCTACCACCGGCAGGAAAAGCTGAAGGTGTTCTATCGTAAGTCCTTCAACCTGGACTGCTACATCAACCCCGAGCTGAAAAGCACCATCGTGTTCGTGGAGAACCTGGACAACAAGAAGATGCACTATCTCCAGGTCACTATCCTGGCCATGATGCCCTGGTATTTAGACCAAGAGGCCGGTATGACCGAGGAGGAACTGGCTCTGGTCTACTCCATGCGGGAGACCAACCCCGACAAGTACAACCAGTGTCTGGCCAAGATGGCCGAAAAGTATGACTTCCGGTCTGGCCGGATTCGCCAGTTGCTCAACGGCTTTGAGAGCAGGTTTGAGAAGATGGAGTGCGACAGGGTTCAGAGAGAAATCGACACCTATGACGCAAAGATTATCGAACTGAACAACTCCATCGGCGACTATCTCCGGCACCGGAACGATAGCTGTATCCGGCTGATGGGGCTGAAAGCGAAGATTGCCGAGGGCGGCGAGTCCGAAATTATGGAGTATTTCCTCTGTAACCGGCATCTGATTCTGGAGCGAGTGACCAACACCGATATGTACTTCGCCGTCAAGGATTATCTGGAATACTTCGACAGTGACATGGCGGAGCGCATCATCCGAAACCACAACAGCTTCGCCTATGCCTATGGTTTGGCCCATCGGGGCGAATCTGGTGCCGCAAAGGCGGAAAAGCTCATGACGGAGATTTTCGTGAGCGAAAACCCAAGGCTGAGGATTCGGTTCTGCGCAGCCTATCGTTTTGCCCTGAACGGCAGCGTCGAGGCCCTCCGCAACCACGACTTTGGGTTTGAGTTCGACGGGTATATGCCGAACACGCACATCAATAACTACCAGTGCCTGGGCAACTACCAGCGGGCTATCAACGATATGCTTCGGAAGCGTGACTACATCGCCGCTGTGGAACAGTGTGTTGCCTCCTGCAAGAGCTTGAACTGGGGCGATTCCGCTGTCATGGAAGGCTTTATGAACACCTTCTGGAACGGGTTCAAGTGCATCGAGCTCCCCGATGGCAGCGTCGTCAAGGCGGAGCAGGCCATCCAGTGGCTGGAGGAGCATGACAAGCCCGCAGAGGAGGCGAAGGAAAATGGGGAGAAAGCAGAAAAGGAGGAGACGGTGGATGAGCAGGCTGATTAAGATGACACCCGAGTACATAGAGGAGTGCCGCAGCGACTTTGAGAAGGCGCTGCAGCTCGCCAAGCTCTCTGATGGAAAGCTGAATTTTACCAAGACTTTTTCCAGCGGCGACCGTAAGGCAAAGGTGTTCTTCACCCCGCCCGCCTGGGCCAAGATGGTCATCCTCATCAATGAGTTTGACAAGGAGGTCGCATGGCACGGCGTCGCCCACCGGCTGGGAGAAGCGGAGGGCGAAGTGCCCCCCACCGGCTCCGAATGCGAGTACATCATCACCGACATCCTGGTCTATCCGCAGGAGGTCTCTGCGGCCACGGTGGAGATGGACACCGAGAAGTACGCCACCTGGCTGATGGAGAACATCGAGGATGAGCGGTTCAACGCCATCCGTATGCAGGGGCACAGTCATGTTCGGATGGCTCCAACACCCTCCAGCGTAGACCTGAACCATCAGGAGGAAATCCTCCAGATGCTGGGCGATAACGACTTCTACATCTTCATGATTTGGAATAAGTCGTTTGCCAGCAATGTCAAGGTCTACGATATGAAGGAGAACACGCTGTTTGAGAACGGCGATGTGACCGTCCGTATTCTGGACGAGGTGGGAGACCTGGAGGAGTTTCTGACCAACGCCAAGGCCATGGTCAAAGAGCGGTCGTATTCCTACAACTCTCAGCGTACCTCCTACGCTTCCACCGCAGCGGCAGCTAAGCCTGCGGCTGGAACGGGCCCATACAACCCGCTCTCCCCGACGGCAGAGAGTCAGGCCGCTCCCATCACTCCCATTCCCGCCCCCGGAGAAAAACCCCGGACACGGATTGGGGCCGGTTGGTACGGCAAGAACGCCTCCCAGCAGGCCATCCCCGGCTTTGGTGAAGAAGATGACGACCCCTACGCCGCTTGGAGCGTGAGATAAGGAGGTACAGACATGGATTTGTCAAAAAGCTACGAGTATTTCCAGCCTGAAAAGGTTGACGCACGCATCCATATGATTGGGTGCGGGTCAGTCGGTGCGACTATCGCCGAGAACCTTGTGCGTCTCGGCCTGACCAACATCGACTTGTGGGATATGGATGTGGTCAATCCCCACAATCTGGCCAACCAGATTTTCCGCCAGCAGGACGTGGGCCGCTCCAAGGTGGAGTCCCTGGCGGATATCCTGTTTGAACTGAACCCCGAGGTGAAGGACGGCATCAAGCTGCATCCTGACGGATGGAACGGGCAGAAGCTCAACGGCTATGTGTTCCTCTGCGTGGACAACATCGAGCTCCGGCGGCAGATTGTCGAGAAACACTTCGACAACCCCTTCATCAAGGCCATGCTGGACTTCCGCACTCTGCTGGAGTCCGCTCAGCACTACGCCGCCGATTGGTCTGACCACAAGATGAAGGAAGACCTGCTCAACTCCATGCAGTTCTCCCACGATGAGGCAAAGGACGAAACGCCGGTGTCCGCCTGCGGCATCACGCTGGGCGTGGCCCCGACGGTGCGGGCCATCTGCGCCCTGGGCGTCGCCAACTTCGTGAACTTCATCAACGGCAAGGGTTTGAAGAAGCTCCTGATTTTTGACGTGTTCAATTTTGACCTGCTGGCGTTTTGATATGCCAGCAGGTGCGGTAAGGAGGTGGGCTCCATGGCGGAAACGATGGTTGGCAAGATAAGGGTCGGTACAAAGCTGCTGCTTGGACAATATGGCGTAAGCGCCGACGAAATCTTTCCGATTATGTGGCTGAAAGCAACGCCAAACGGCGATTTTATCGCCGCAAAAGTGCTTGACTACATCTGTTTTGACGGGAGAGAGCGCCAAAGTGCGGACTACAATATGAGAATGTTCGGCAACCCGGATTATGGCCGTTCCAACATCCTTCAGTTTTTGAACTCGCAGGATGAAAGCTGGTGGAACCCCACCCATGAAAGCGACTCGCCTCCAGACAGAAGCAACGTGTGCAACATCAACGATGCGTACCATGACCACTGCGGGTTCCTTTACAACTTCGAGGAATACGAAATCGACAGCCTTGTGCGGAAGCTAATCCATACTCCAAGCGGGGTGAGGGAGTCCCTGATGCGGCTGCCATCGTACTCCGACCTCGTTGGCGACGATAGGTTCCAACTGTTCTCCAGAAGGGGCATTCGGGCAAACGGTTCGGATGACTACATCCTCCACCGTGGTCTGTATGCCAACTTTGACACAGGTTCATACGTTGAGTTCTGGCTGTCCGACTTATACAACAACGGCGATTATAAAGCCGTTTTGAGTCGGAACGGGGAAATGGGGTATAAGCACCCATATCACTCCGCCGGGTTACGTCCGGTCTGCACTCTGAAACCCGACACGGTTTTGGAGATGGACGAAAACGGGTTCTGCTGGGTCAAGCAGGTTGGCGGTCAGGACAAGCTCTTTACCAACGACGAACTCTTTGAGCTTTTAGGCGTGGCGCGGCCTTAACAGCGTCAACTGTAACGGATATCTCTTTCCAAGAGAGCTTCTCGCCAAAGGCAGAAGTACCAATTAGCTGCGAAGCAGGATACCGCCAGGCTGCCAGGCTGGCGAAGTGGCCAAGGAATTCCATGATGCAGTGGCTGCCGGACTGCACCGGGCGATGGCGGGCAAGACATTGTGCCGCAATACGACTCATACAGGAGACACCAGAACCAACCGCCTCTGAAGAATCACAACGCGGTCTCAAGGCGCCTTCTGCTGCCCGCAGCACGCAGCAGTTCCCATGTAGGTTACAGTTACTCTAAGAGGGAGGTATAGCGATGGTTTACATCACAGTAAGACAGCCCCCGATGTTCCACCAGATGACGCTGGAGGAACTTCTTTTCCAGGATTATAAAGGCCCGAAACTCATCAATACCAGCGATTCTAATACAAGAACCTACGAGTTTGAGTATGCGAGCGAGCACTTTACCAGCCGCATTGATGTCAGTTCTCTTATCACGAAGCTCACCCAGTATAACCAGTCCACTGAGGAGCTGAGGGGAAAGAAGCGGCATGAGCTCTACAAATCCTTCTGTATTCCGAAGAAGTCCGGCGGTCTCCGCCACATCAATGCCCCCGTGGCCGAACTGATGGACGCACTTCGCAGGCAGAAGACTATGTATGAGGAGGACTTCCACGTTCTTTACCACACCTCGGCGTTTGCGTACATAAAGCACCGCTGCACGGTGGATGCGGTCAAGCGGCACCAGTCCAACCAAAGCAAGTGGTTTGCGAAGCTGGACTTGCACGACTTCTTCGGCAGCACAACCCTGGACTTTGTAATGTCCATGTTCTCCATGGTCTTCCCATTCAGCGAGGTCGTCAAGATTCCAGAAGGCAAGGCGCAACTGCGCAAGGCGTTGGAGCTGGCATTTCTCGACGGCGGACTCCCGCAGGGTACTCCAATCTCTCCGCTCATCACCAACGTGATGATGATTCCGGTGGACTTCAAGCTCTCAAAAGCCTTCCGTGACTACGACAAGCAGCAGTTCGTCTACACACGGTACGCCGATGACTTTATCATCTCGTCCAAATATGACTTCGATGTCCATAAGGTCGAGGAGCTGGTTGTGGACACGCTCAAGAGTTTTGGCGCTCCATTCTCCATCAACGCCAGCAAGACCCGGTACGGTTCCTCCGCCGGGCGCAACTGGAATCTTGGCGTGATGCTGAACAAGGACAACGAGATAACGGTCGGCTATAAGAAAAAGCGTCAGTTCCAGTCCATGATGTACAACTACATCAATGACAAGCGAAACGGCGTGGAATGGCCGAGAGAGGATATTATGGCGATGCAGGGTCTGCACAGCTACTACCGGATGGTCGAACCCGAGGCCATCGACGCCATCGTTCGTCATACAAATGAAAAGCTGGGTGTCGATGTTATCCGCACCATCAAAGAAGATTTAAGATAACAAAACCCTTTGCCGTTGGAGGTTAAACGGCCATTCCTGTAATGCACTAACTGCTATGCAGTGCTTCTCGCCAAAGGCAGAAGTAACACGAAGGTGGAAGGACGGAGCGGCTTGCCCAGCCTGAAGACCGACCGAGTCTCCAGGATGCGAATCAACGAAGAGACGCCTCACGGAGCTGAATCAGCCACTTTCACCTCACCAACCATTGGGACACAATAGAGAGGCGCACCATCCGCACCTCCCCGCAACTCAGGACGGTACCGTCCGCAGTGCTCCAGATGAGCTGCACTCCCTATATAGATTACAGGAATATCGAACCATTTGCAATGGATAATACTCCTCGCAGAGTATGCTTCTCGCCAAAGGCAGAAGTACCAATTTGATAGAAAAATGGAGTGTCCCCAGAGCGCCTGCTGCGACCAGTAACGATGTCCTCGGAGCTGTAGCAGCCTCCCGGAACCCACCCGACTGGTCACCAGCTCAATCAGCACCCCCTCGCCACTGCGGCACAATACCAGGTCAGGGAACTTCCAAATGGTAAGCGCCAGCATAACCTGCACAGCCCAGTCAGGCGACGACGGGCCCTGATATCCAGGATGTCACACCCCATGTGGATTGCAAATGGACATTAAACACGACCACCCAAACCCCGCCTTTCGGCGGGGTTTTCTCATGCCCACCTGGCCCCAACCTCCCCGTGGTGTGGGCGGATAACCAACTAATAGGGGTACATAAATGACAAAAAGGAGAAATGTATCATGGCAAAAATCGTAATCGCAGGGGACGCCGTCGTCGTCAAGTCCGAGCTCAAGCTGGAGGACATCAAGACCATCGAGAAGTACAACGCCAAGGCCCTGACCCTGATGGGCGGCGACGAGGGCAAGGAGCCCATCTTCGCCCTGGGCACCACCACCGGCACCGGCAGCATCAACAGTGTGGGCGCTTCCTTCGGCAAGGCCGACTCCGACGGCAAGGCCGTCATCACCATGGTGATGCAGGGCGTGCCCACCGAGAAGGCCAAGGACTGGGTGGCCGACACCCTGGGTGCCGCTCTGATGAACCTGAACACCCTGGAGGGCAAGCTGCCCGAGGT